GGAATAGCATTAGCTATCCCCTGCTCGATCTTATTCATTTTTTCCTGACTTAGCGGAGTTCCACCAATACCAGCATAAAGCAGTTTAATATTCTCAAACCCAGGTATGATATTTCCAGCTTGATCAGTTATTGAATACTTATTCTCACCGTCAACCCATTCGGTTTTTATATAAGACATTTTACTGTGTCACCTCCACTATCCAAACAACCGTTAGACTGTTCTGATAGTCCTTCTCTATAGTTACCGCCTGAGTCACCATTTCCATGCCTGTGCCCAGTGTTGTTGTTGCCCCATCACCATACAGGGATAAGCCGATTATGTCGCCATTACCTTCGGTATCACTTATCCAAAAGGTAAACTTTTTCTTCTGAACAGATATAACTTCTGTCTCAGTGGGGATTTTTCTGAAGATTTCACCTGATGCCGTCTTGAGCGATATCACTGTGATGGAATCCATTGTTGCCGCAATGACTGTGCTGAGGGCCAAAACTTTCGCCGCTGACGTAACACTCACATAATCACCCCCGCGCTACACATCGTTTGCCCGCAAATGTGGTATTGATGTAAATGCCAAGTAAGTCCATCGTCAACAAATGTCGGCGTAACTATGATATCCGCAAAATAAACATACTTTTCAACGGGTCCTTCGTTGTCGTTATATAAGGTTTTCTCCAGCTTAGCCAACCGTTTGTTAAGGTCCTTCAAGATACTTACCGCATCACGCTCTCTACTTACCAGTTGGAGAGATCGATTAACGATTCCCATGCCTGTCACCGATTCATAGGTGACTTCTTTTATTTGCATATAGTCATTGACATTGAGTCCAGGGATCTCAACCTTTATGAGTTCGCCGGGTCGATAGACTCCATGCGCGGGTTCGATACTTCCGGTAATTACTGGATTTGCATATTTAGCAAGGTAGTCAAGCCCTTGATCATATGCTAGGACCTTGTCATTTGTGTTCACCTTTAGGACATCTTCAAATAGCCCATATTTGGCCTGAGACTCTTGGTCTTCGAGTAGTAACTTGATTGGGTACTCATAACGATAAGTTATTGATCCGGTACCCGATGTACAAAGGTCTGGTATGAGTAATTTCTCGCTTACATTTAGTAAAAAGTCTTTTGTTTCCGCCTTGTCGACGTTCTGGATCCCGACCGTTTTGGGTACACCACCGATCAAGACGGTAACGCTTTCACCATCTGGCGCACTTGGGGTGTAGTAAAGCTGTATTGGAGTGTCTGCGCTTACCGTTATCGCTTGTGTGTATGGATCGGAGGTTGCTTTCCCTCCCTTTACCCACAACTTATTCACAAGCTTTGACGCATCGGGGCTAAGATTTGCGGTCCCTTTTCTGAAGTTCCGGCTTGTTTGGCTTAAAATGGTTGGATTAATACGCTCGGTTTGCCCGAAAAAATTAACGTCCAGATCCTCATCGATGTACCATTCATAGGCGGCAATCTGGCAAAGTTGCTCCATGGCATCCCATAAATAATCATCACCAAAGCGTATTGTGATTATCTTGGCGCACTCTTGGATATTTGTTCTTGTTGCCCACGGAACGTACTTAGTAAACAAGTCAATCACAATGTCGCTAATTGCCGTGTTTATATAACTTTCCGTTACGATGATCTTCTGCGTTCTGGACGTATAAGTCGATCCTTCTAGGACTAAAGTTCTTAGCGTCCCATTTAGTGCTTTCGGGGGCGTTATTACCCATCCTCGGAATAGGTTTTCGTCCTGATTAATCTGTACATCTGAACCGACAGGGAAAGCATCGATCAGCGAGTTGTCTGGCGCTGGTAATTCTAGGCTAAACGAACCGGCGCGATCCGTCGATGATAGAGTCGTCGTGCAAGTTTGATAGGCATAAACTTCTTGTTGTGTTCCTCCTGGCGGAGTAATCTTAATTACGGTACCCACTAAAAATCACCGCCAGTTCCAAGGCCATAGGTCCCAGCTATTTGTCCGCTGACGATTCTGGCGAATTCCTTCATGCCATTGGTGCCAACGATTGTACCTCTGTTTATAAATGTAATCTCAGGAGTCGAGCTTGCGGCAATGGAAGATCCCAACTTACTGGATCCTGTGATCGATGGCAACCCGACATTTACATCTGTTACCGCATTCACCATATTCTGCGTGGCATCGGCTATAGATCCTATTTCCTTTTCGATACCAATTGCAAGGCCTTGGCCGATGTTCTTCCCGAGTTCCTCCATGACTTTAGACGGGGAATTTATCTTGAGTGCTGATTTTATTTTACTTTTGATTCCGTCCACGATGTCACCGACCGCTCTCGATACCTTACCGGCCATTGATTTGATCCCGTTAATCAATCCCTGCATGATATCTGAGCCATAGGTGGTCATTTTACCGGGTAGGTTTATTATCCAGTCAAGAGCTATTTGTATTCCGTTTATGATAGCATCTTTAACCTTAACGATTATGGCGGAAACACCATTAAGCATAGCGCTAAAGGCACTTATTAAGCCGTCTTTGAGTCTGATCGCAAAGGCCTTAACCTCATCCCAGTTTCGATATAACAGTACTCCTGCGGCTATTAAGGCAGTTATCGCGGCTATGGCGGCAACGATCGGGAGACTCAGTGCTCCGATGGCCGTACCGACTACCCCCGCTATCGTAGCCAGGGTACCCAACGCACTTGTTAGGCCCCCAATAATTATAAGTAATGGTCCAATCGCGGCAACTATTCCAACGACCGCAAGAACAACCTTTTGTCCAGTTGGAGATAGCTCGTTGAATCCGTCTGCCATTGATTTTACCGCAGGAACTATGGTGTCGTTTATGATACTAGCCAATGGCAAGAGCGCAGGGCCTATTGCCGATTGCAATTCACGCATTGCTTTTGTGAGTGCGAGGCCTGGATTATTTTCATACATAGCTGTAGCGGCCTCGTCTGTGGCCCCCTTGAATTCGCCTATGCCCTTCATGCCGTCTGACATGGCTATGATTACCTTTGCTCGAACATCTTCCCATTGGGTGCCGAATAGCGCCGTTCCTGCAGCATTCTGTGCCATTGGATCTTTCATTGAGGCAAGGGCTGTAACTGTTGCTGTAAATGCTTTCTGTGCATCTTCTCCGCCTTTTGCGATGGATGCACCCATTTTATCAGCATTTAACCCTATCGCCGCAAATCCTTCAGCCGTTGCATCGCTGCCATCCTGCGCGCGTAGATTAAACTCTTTCATTGAGTCCCCGACTTTATCTAAGGAGAACGCTCCCGCCCCTGCTCCTGCAATGAGAATACCCATAGCTTGATCAGCAGAGATACCCAAAGAAGCGAACTGAGGAGCATATTCGTTTAATGTATCGAGTAATTCGCCTGAATAGTCTCCGCCTTTTTGAAATCCAACAGTGATTAGATCGAGGGAGTCTTGCGCGGAAATACCAAAGTTCTTCATCATGGTGCCAGCTGTCTTTGTGCTGTCTGAGACTTCTGCCCCAAATACATCAGCGATGGTCATGGCACCTTCTGTAATGCCCCTCAGCTCATTATCGGTTAGGCCGGCTATATTTTTTCTTACTGTGGCGATGTTTTCGTTGACCTCTTCAATGCTTTCTCCGAAGCCTTTTTTCCATACTTCCTCGGCAACCACGCCCAACTTTTCAGCCTCATCAGTAGTTATTCCGAGGGATGCTTGAAGTTTGCTCTGTGCATTCTCAGCATCAACTGCACCCTTGAGCATTATCCCGCCGGCGGCTGCGATTGGTGCAGATATGCCGATGGCCATTTTCTCTCCTACACCCTTGATCTTTTCGCCAGCTTTGTTCAGTCTGTCAGCATTACTCTCTGCCGAATTCCCTAGATCGTCGAGACCATCACTCGCCCCAGATAATCGACCCTCAAATCGACTTAGTTGTTGTTCTGTGGCGGCTATCTCGCGCTGGAACGCTCGGTATTGTCCTGCACTTATCTCGCCTCTTGCAAATTGCTCATTGACCTGTTCTTGTGCCGCTCGTAGCCTGTTGAGCTTTTCGCTAGTGTTTGCTACTGCATCAGTTAAGAGTTGTTGTTGTTGAGCAACAAGTTCCACGTTTGACGGATCTAATCGTAGTAGTCTTTCGACCTGTTTTAGCTCAGATTGAATACCCCGACTTGCTTTATTAACATCGGCTAAGGCAGAGGTTAAGCCAGTGGTATCACTCCCGATAACGACTGAGATTCCCTTGATTGTTTCTCCTGCGATGTCATTCACCCCCTTTAGACATAAGTAGATTCTCGGAAACTCTAAGCCCAGTTGCACCAACTGGTCCCAGTCTGGATATATTTGGTTCACCCCCATTTACCTCTCCCAACTTCACATAGCTAAAACAAGCAATTTTTTGATCCCACAAAAAAACTAGCGGTAAAGTGTGCAATTTCCAAAATTAGGACTTGACAAACGTTTGTTCGCCTCACAATTGATTAGAGATTTTTTCTCTAGTTGATTGATCGGAGGCGATTTTTTGTTAGGCAATTGGCGTAATCATGGTGAATATCAGACTTGGCTGAAATCCAAACTTATCTCTTTAATGCCGGAACATGAAGCAGAAATTCGTTACTATGGCTCGGTTGTTGAAAAGGTTTATGTGTTAAACCTCGATCCTTTGAAAGAAGTCATCGTTCCTTTGTATTCCCCTCTCGGACGCCCTGCCCAAAACCAACCCGAGCTCTTTAGAGCCTTAGCCGTCATGGTTCACTGCAAAACTCAAGATCCTACTAAGTTTGTTAATCTATTAAGGTCCTCTCCGGTCCTATCTGCTATCTGTGGTTTCGAGGGTCAAACGCCTGGAGTCGGTACCTTCTACGATTTACTTGCTCGGTTGTGGCTGGCTGATGCTCCACAAAACGAGATCAAAACACCCAAATCCAAAGGCCGAAAACGCCCTAAGTCTGGTGACAAGTTAAAACCGAAACACCCTGGTATTGTCAAAAAACTTGTTGATAAGGTATTGCAAGGTCGTCTTATTGAAAGGAGACCTGAAAGGATTTTACAGAGAATATTAAAAGAGTGTGCCGTTATACCATCGTCCAAGCTTAGTCTGCTTGGTAATCCTGATAACTTGGCAGTTTCCGGTGACGGATCCCCACTCCTAACCGGTGCCAGTCCCTATGGTAAAAGGCTCTGCAAATGCCACACTCAAGGCATTTACCGTTGCAAGTGTAAGCGCTCTTTTACCGACCCCGCTGCAAACTGGGGTTGGGATAGTTATCATGAACAATGGTTTTATGGACACACCCTGTACTCTATTACTTCGGCAGATAGTCCAAATGACCTTCCGATGTTTCTACGTTTAGTACAGGGTTCTCGGCATGATAGTGTCACCTTTGTCTTCTCTTGGGTTGAACTCCTTAATCTCTATCCCGAATTTAAATTTAGTAAAGCTCTTTTAGATTCGGCCCACGATGTCTATGATATTTATCGCCTGCTATGGGCCAATAAGACGGAGCCTTTCATCGACCTTAATGGCCGTAACAAAGGCCATTCAATCTATTCCGGGCCGCTTACTGTCAATGCCTTTGGGGTTCCTATCTGTATGGCCAACCTACCTATGCGCAATTGGGGATTTAACAATAATAGATGCCGGATTAAGTGGCGTTGCCCTCATTACAAGGACAAGAGTCAATGTCCTAAACAACAGGAATGTTCTCCAAGTAGCTATGGTCGTGTCGTCTACACCAAACCCAACTGGGATTTGCGTCTTTTTACTCCGACTCCCCGCGACTCCAAGGCGTGGAAGGGAATTTATGCCCGAAGAACTACTGTTGAGCGTACTTTCAAGAGAATTCTTGTTGACCATAAAATTGAGAATGCCCGATGTCGAAGTAAAAAGCGCTGGTTTTGGCAAGCAACTTTAGCGGCAGTCAATCAGCACTTGGATGCGCAAGTTGGGATACTGAAGCCTTCTATTCTTTCTGACATAGGCCTTCTGAACATTTCAAAAGCGGCTTAACATCAGGCTTAAATGAATAGCCCCTATACCTCGCCGGGTTTAAAAATTGACTTAGAACACCGGCTTCTTTTCTATTGCCTTTTTGGGAAAGGGGAGCTTCCTCTTTTACTTATTTTAGCTATGTGAAGTTGTCAAAGAACACTAAATGGATGGTACTTCCATAATACCCAGGGTCAGTTATTGCTTTTCCGAGATGCTACCATAAGTAAAACGCCCTAAGTAGGACGCTTTGCTTGAATCTAAATATTTAGTTCGCATAAAACGAGTCAATATCTTTTTGTTTAGCCTTCCTTGGTTTATCGTTCGATTTCCCCATGTAAGCCCTTGTAAATGCAAAGAATTCGTCTACATTAAACAAATTAATCTCTTCAAAACTAAGGCCAACCTTTTTGCCTATTGCTAAAAGCTGAATGTCTAGTCGCTCGGGCTCCCGATTATCCTTTACCTTACCTTCGGGGCCCGCTTCGAGAAAAAACCAGTAGTAGCCTCTTCCAACGCTGCGGAAAGAAAAGTTGGGTCGGAGAAATCAAAGCCGTCTAGGGATGATAGCCATTCCATGAAGCTTGAGAATTTATTAGGATACGCATCAGCCTTTGCCATAGCCCAAACAAGTTGCAACAAGGCCACGCTATCTAGCTTAGAAGTATCCTTTTTTATACCTTCCATCTTCGTCAAATCGCCAAGGAGATCGGCCTTGAATTCCTGCTTATAGAAGAGAAGGGCCAGAGGTGTTGCTCTGACCCGTACTTTTTGTTCACCGATATTAAGCTCTTTCATATATCTCTGGCTCCTCCTTAAGGCGCGGTATAAGGTACTGTAACTGCGGTAAAGAATGCCTCATAGGCCACAGTATTAGTTGCTGACAATTCCATCGTTCCTTTTACGATGTCTTTTTCAGCGATTTCAATCGGGAAGATGGTCAAGTTCAAGACGTCCGTGTTTGGCTCAATGGTTTCACCTTTGGTTTTTTCCTCTTTTGCAGGGCGGCTTGCTTGGCAATCATAATAAACGAATCGACGGTTTTTGTCGTCGCCCTCAACTTGTCCGAGGAGCGCGAACCGTTTGGGTACACCAGACGCTACTTCGACGAGCATTCCGTTATCATCAACTTCCCAGCCAAGCATTTCGACTAGGACCGTGTCTGGCACTAGGGCCATTTCCAGTTCGGCAGTATAGCCATTGTTCGCGGTTGTCACGAAGTACGGGCCGTTGTCCGCATAGAATGTTGATTCTTGGCCTTGTGCCGTTGGTGTAAAGCGGACCGCTCCAGGGATTGCAACCGGCGTGCCCCATGTTGGTGTTCCTGGAACCGTTGTCGTCGAAAATGCGATATGAACATCTTCAAGGCCGTACGTAACTTTGTTCCCCATAATTTAACCTCCTATTAGTTGTATTGTGTAGACTACTTGGAACATTTTTTCCGAGTCAATCCATGTCTCGGACTTTGAATAAGGCAAGCGCAGGGACTTCAGTTTATCTTGGACTAGCTTTTCGGCCACTGGATCTTTTTTGTTCGTGTAGAGCTCGATATTAAAACTGCTAATATCAACATAGTTTTGATTGTCAGCCTTGAAATCATCGTCGTTGGCAAATTGATACGTGATAAACGGAGG